CGTTCGGTGTGCGCAATTGTGTGCTAGAGCTGATGGCTGCGTGCCTGGATGACATGGAGATGAGCGCACACGTCGCCCGCGACAAACTGCTGCCGCAGCAGGGCTAGGACCCAGTGCCAGCCGCTGCACAGCCCCGAGTTGAGCATAGTGAAGATGTTATGGACAAATTCAAGAAGGGCGCGCAAGCCTCTCTGCTGATGCGTTCTAACATGGCGCAAAGCGATGGTGCCAATGAGTTCCGCAGCTACTCGCTGTTCGAGCTGGCGCGTCACTCGCTGGCGCTGGCTGGTTTCAGCACTGCTGGCATGGATAAGCTGCAGGTGGTTTCAGCCGCGTTCACTCACACAAGCAGTGATTTTTCAAACCTGCTGGTCAACACCGCCAATAAGGCAATGCTGAAAGGCTACGAAGAAGCAGAAGAGACATTCCAGCTGTGGACCAACGTGGGCGAGCTGGGCGACTTCAAGGCGGCCAAGCGTGTTGATCTGAACTCGTTCCCAAGCCTCGATGAAGTACGCGATGGCGCGGAATACAAGTATGCCTCTATTGGTGATCACGGCGAAACCATTCAGCTGGCCACCTACGGCAAGCTGTTTAGCATTACCCGTCAAACCATCATCAATGATGACCTGCAGGCGTTTACTCGGATTCCCATGAAAATGGGTCGCGCAGCCATCCGCACAGTAGGTGACCTGGTGTATGCCGTGTTAACCAGCAACCCAGCTATGGCAGACGGCACTGCGTTATTCCATGCAGATCACAACAACCTGCAGTCTTCGCTTGCTCCGCAAACAGCGAGCATTGAAGTAATGCGCGCTGCTATGGCCAAACAGAGAGATGCCGGCAGAAATGCCTCGGCATTAAATATTCGTATGGCTAATCTGCTGGTGCCTGTTGCGCTGGAAGGTGTTGCGAAGGTTGCGCGCGACTCAGAGTACGAAGTGGGTGCGTCCACAAAAAATAACACCACGCCAAATACAGTGCGTAACACATTTGAAGTTATTTCAGACGCACGTCTGGATGGTAACAGCGCAACCGCCTGGTATGGTGCTGCAAACCCTGGCATGCACGATACAGTTGAGGTGGCGTATCTGGACGGCAACCAGTCGCCCGTGTTAGAGCAGCAGGCTGGCTGGAATGTCGATGGCACCGAGTTCAAAGTGCGCATGGATGCCGGTGTAGCGCCGCTGGACTTCCGCACCATGCAGAAAAACCCGGGCTAATAACTGATCGTCTAACCTACTAAAAGCCGCCGAAGGGCGGCTTTTTTCTTGAAAAGAATATTTTTGGAGAGCTAAACAATGGCTACAAATTATGTAAATGGCGGTAGCGTCATTCAGTACACAAACGGCGGCACTGCGCTGTCATCTGGTGATCCGGTTGTAATCGGTCAGCAAATCGGCGTGTGCCTGGTGGATATTGGTAATGCTGAAACCGGCAGCGTGCAAATGGACGGTGTTTTTACCGTGCCAAAGGTTTCCGGTGCAGTTATTGCGCAGGGTGAGTCAGTTATTTATGACGTATCTGCTAGCGCATTCGATGACAGCTTAGCCACGCCAGCTACCGGTGATGTATCTGCCTGCTGTGTGGCAATGGAGGCGGCCGGTAACGGTGTAACAGAAATCGACGTTAAATTAAATGTTGGTGTTGGTACAGTTGCATAAACGACTGTTGCTCGATTAAAAAAGGGCCGGTTTACACGGCCCTTTTTTATTTATGAATTTTTAAACGGAGTGAGTCATGGCGGTTGAAAGTCTAGATGATCTGGCTGGTTTTTTTGAAGCCGATGAATTTGCAGATGAAGCCACAATAGCGGGCTCACCTGTTAACGGCATATTCGAATATGAATATGTTGAAACCATGGATGTTACCGGCGTTGCGCCAACCTTCACGGCATCAGCAGCAGAGCTAATAGGTGTTGGCAGAGGTGACGGTATTACCGTGCGGGCATCGAATTATACGGTTGAAGACATTCAGCCAGATGGCACCGGTGTTGCCAAGCTCATATTAAGTGAAGACTAATGCACAAAGCTGAATCAATTATGCAGTCGGTGCTGGCATCCGTAACCGGCCTCACAACCACAGGCGCTAATGTGTCACGCGGTCGGGGTTATCCGGTAGATATAGTGCCAGCGCTCACCCTGGAGCAGGGGGCGGATGAAATAGTAGAAGACTCTGCCAACATGGCATTTATAGATCGCCTGCTCACATTCAACGTGGTGGCTTATGTGAAAACCGGTAACCAGTTCGACACACAGCTAAATGTTATACGCGAGGAAGTGTATGTGGCTGTTATGGCAGATCGGCAGCAGGGCCTGCCCAGCATAGTGATAGACACAATGCCGGTGGGTGATGAAGAGCCAGAGCTGTCAGTGGAAGCAGAAAAGAAAGTGGGGCGGCAGGTGATGAGCTTTGCGGTTCATTACCGTCATTCAATTACAGATGCAGGTGCATGATGAAACACAAAATTACATACAAAACGCAAAAAGGCGGCAGCAAAGTAGTGCAGCCAGCAGGCGTTGAAAAGCGCAACAAGCCTGCAGATGCTGCAGCCAAAAAAACAAAGTTAGAGGTGAAATACAATGCTGGTGAATCGTGAAATAATCCTGGCGGCAATTGAATCAGCCTATATAACCGATGCTGAGCCAGCTGCAACCGATGCCATACTGGTAGAAGACTTGCAATGGAGCCTGGCAGGCCTGCGCATGAATGAGCGCCCGGCCATTCGTGGCAACATCGGCAAGCTGCAGCAAATCTTCGGTGGCCACCTGGTTAATGTAAGTTTTAGTGCAGAAATAAAGGGCAGTGGCACCGCCGGCACAGCGCCTGAAATCGGCACGCTGTTGCGCGCCTGTGGCATGGGTGAAACCGTGGTGGCAACAACCTCTGTTGCTTATTCGCCGGTGTCAGAAGACCACGAGTCAATCAGCATCTATTTTTACCGCGATGGCAAGCTGTTCAAAATTGTGGGTAATCGGGGCAACGTCAGCATGGCGCTGGAAGCCGGTGCCACCGGAAAAATGCAGTTCTCGTTCACCGGTCACCTGTTATCAGAAACCGATGCAGCAATGATCACCCCAACATACGACAGCACAGTGCCTGTAGCGGTTATCGGTGCCGGTTTCAGCATCGGTTCATATTCGGCGGTTATAAGCGCATTAAACAGCGACCTGGGCAACACCCTTGCCACACCGCCGGACATTAATGCAGGTAACGGTTATGCAGAAGTGCGCATTACCAGCCGCGATGTAATCTGCTCATTCGACCCAGAAGAAACGCTACTGGCAGCAAACGACTGGCTGGGTGATCTGCAGGCAGGCACCACCATGGCGCTGGATACCGGCACCATTGGCAGCACCGCTGGCAATATTTACCAGGTGACAAAACCAGCTGTTTACTACCGGGAACTGGCGCCCGGTGATCGTGATGGCCTGCGCACGCTCGATGTGTCGTGCGGTTGTGCGGAATCATCAGGCGACGATGAAATGACTATTACCTTTACCTGATTGCTCGCTGCATTATTTGCAGCGGCCCTTGAGTGAGTACAGGTCCTGCCCAAGGTAGCTTGGCGGTTCAGTTGTATAGCCGTTCTGGCAAAACTGCTGCTGCGCCATCGCTTTAGGCAGGTAAAAGCCTTTAAGAGCCTCAATGCCGCCATTGTTTTCAAAATCTGCCAGCGCGCCTTTCGAGTAGAAAAACTCAAACGATTGCTTGCCATTGGCATCGGTGCTGGGCTGGAGGCTGGTGTAGCGAGTGCTGCCTGTGCTTGCGCAGCCAGCAATAAATAAAACAGCAAATATCAACTGAAATTTAAACATATCAATCCTCTTTAATTGCAGGGGGTTGAGATTATAGCAAAAAACGGAGTGTTAAATGAGCACCACAGCCATCAGTAAACTGGCACAATTCGAATTTAAGCTGGAACCGGATGCAGTCGATGCAGCCACCTACACCCTGAAGCCGCTATCAGGGCTAGAGCATATGGAGGTTATGGCGTCAAACGAGATAAATGAACAGGGGCAAATTGTTTACACAGGCCGCAGCCTGCGCATGGCCATTAAGTACGGTCTGAAAGGATGGGATGGTGTGTGTGATGCAGATGGCGAAGCGCTGGGATACTCGCACGCTAATGTTGAGCGACTCCCGCCACTTGATCTGCACCGTATAGCCAATGAAATACTGCGGCGATCAGAGATTACAGGCGAAGAAAGAAAAAACTCCTGATTGCAGTTGAGGTTATTGCCAACCCAAAACAGTTCAACTGCAGGCAGTGTTTAAACAATCATCACTGCGACACCACCATGGAATGGCCAGGGTCTCGCGGTCCGGCTGGTTACATCATTAAAGAAGTGCCTGGCATCATAAAAAGCAAAACCTGTCTGCTGCCAATGGTTCGCGGCGAAACATACGACTTAATCGACTTACACAAACATTACCGAAATAACATATTGCCACTGTCTGGCGGGCTGCTTGACCAGCCCAATGCCTACAAACAGGCAATGGAGTTACTGAGTAGCGCATGGTCACAAAAACAAAAGTAGTTATATCGGCAGAAGACAAAACCAAAGCCGCCTTTAGCTCGGCGCGCAGTGGCTTGCAGTCAATTAATGCAAAGGTGCTGGCGGTTACCGGTGCAATTGCAGGTCTGGCAGGTGCTGGCGGAATGGGCTTGCTTGTTAAGCAGCAGCTCGATCTAGCACAAAAATCCATGGCCACAGCGCGCGCGCTGGATATGCAGATAGAGTCGCTCACCGCCTGGCAAAGTGCCGGCAAGCTGGTGAATATTGAAGGCGACAAAATGGCCGACATATTCAAAGACGTGTCGGAAAAAATTGGCGAGGCCGTAACCGGCGGCGGGCAGGCGGCAGAGGTGCTAAACAGGCTCGGTATTGAAGTGGCCGATATTGCCGCGATGGCGCCAGACCAGCAGCTACTTAAAATTGCAGGTGCGCTGGACCAGTTAGCCACCACCGGCGAAAAAGTGCAGGTACTGGAAGCGCTGGCCAGCGATGCGTCATTACTTTTGCCGCTGCTTGACGATAACGCACAGGGTTTTATAGAAGCCCGTGATGCAGCGCAGCAATATGGCAGTGCGTTGTCAGCAGTGGATGCGCAGAAACTGCAAGATGCCAATGTGCAGCTTGATAAAACAAACCAGGCAATAGATGGCATTGCAAAACGTGGCAGTGCAAGCCTTGCGCCGTTTATAGAACGCATGGCGCGTGGTGCAGAAAACCTTGCTGCTGCTCTGGCGGATGCGCTTGATCTGCAGCCAGCCGAAGAAAGGCTGAATGAGCTGTTTGCCGAGCGTGCAGATCTGATGGAGCAGATGGCTTCAAAGCGTGCAGAAGTTGATTCGACATATCGCCAGGTTGTGCAAAATCGCATTGATTCTGTAACCGACGAAATGAACCAGCTGGCAGACCAGCAAAAACAGGAAGCGCAGCGCGACAGCAACCGACGCAAAGCCGAGGCTGCACGCAAAAAAGCACTTGAAGATCAAATTGCGTTAAACAATACGCTGAAATCTCAGGAAGATGCGGACAAGGAAGATCAGAAACAAAATCAGCAAATTGAATCAGATATTGCCAAGCTGCGTGAATCGTTAATGACAAAAGAGATGGTGCTGGCTGAGCACCTGCAGCGTAATGAATTTTTAATAGAAGATGCCTACCAGCAGGGCATGGTTACCGATGCTGAGCGCAAGCTGCTTAAAGAAGAGCTGGAGGCTCAGCACCAGCAAAAGCTAACGAATTTAACGGCATCACAGGCGGATGCTCGTGTGCAAGCAGATTTAAAAGCCCAGCAATTGCAGTTGTCTTCTGCGAAAACATTATATGGCTCACTCGAAGGCCTGTTGTCTGCCATGGGTAACGAGAGCAAACGCATACAGCAGGCTATGCTGTTATTTCAGGCCGGTATTTCCGCAAAAAATATATTAATAAGCTCAGAA